ACCCAAGGAAGTTCTTCGCCAGCAGGAGCAGGAAGAAAACGAAGCACTGCTTGACCGTTACCTGCCTTATCGACAGTCGGTTTCCAGAAGCGATCATCATCGCCACGCTTTTCGTTTGATGGGTTTGCGATTGACTCAACTGCCTTCATGAGTGAGTCGAAATTTCCGCGATTCTTGCGGAGATCAGAAAGTGAATTAAAAGACATATCTTTTTCCTTTATATATGCGTTGTATGTTAATATTTGCGATTTGTATCATAATCATCATAGTCATCATCATCGTGACTACTAGAGTATTTATACAAGTTTTTGCGGTGCTTGTTGGATTTGTCAACACCTTTTCGAACTTCTTTGACTCGAGGTTCGTAATCATAATCTCTGCGTCTAGAGTGACTCATTTAATAAACCACTTCACCCTTCTCCTTGTTCCATAGGTGTAAGTATTTTTCTTTGTCGATCTTGACAAAGATCCTATACTTTTTAATAAGCAGCGAAATATCCTTCCAGATAAAATCGTATTGAAGAATATTATCATTACTATACTTGAAATCAAACAATTTGTCAAGTATAATTACCGTCTCGAGTGAAATTTTTCCCCCGAGATACAGTCGAACAATCAATGGATGTTTACCGTTATTAGCAGTAAACGGATCCTCTAGAGTTTTCTCTGCTTCGAGTAAGATGTTATTAATATCTTGTTTGAATACATATGAAAGTTTCTGTTGACGTATCTTCCAGTTTTCATATGCTTCTTCTGATTCAGAATCAAAAACTCCACCATACTTGTCGCCTCGTGTAAAATTGGCAACAAGAAAATCTATGATTTCTTTCTTGGAGTATTTCTCGCCGAGTTTTCTGAAGGCAATAATATCTTTACGTTTAAGAAAGGAATTTTTGCAATCCTTGACCATCCCCTTTGTTTTGGAGATGTCATATGATTCTGTAGTGAAGTGCAATTTTATTGCCATGTATAGACGATAAACGTCATATGCATCCATTAGATTGGCAGTTTGCCAGACTTTCTCTTCAAGAGGTTAAGTTCTTCTGCTTCCGCTCTAATCTTCTCTTTCAACGAAGAGGTGAGCAAGACAGCGACAGATTCCATTTCAATTTCTTTCTTGACACAATAGTCAACAAGAATATCCATACATGGAACATTATTTGTAAATGACTTTTTCTCGATGTACTGAGAAAATTCTGTCGCTGTCTTAAACTCTTTAGTAATCAAAAACTCGTTCGTAATTTGAGTCTCGTCCATAATTAACATTTCCAAAGTTGTTATCCTGCATAAAAAATATGATCACCGATCTTTGCGACACGTCTTAGATTCCAACGAGGATTAACATAATCCGCATGGTAAAATAAAACGTTACGACCTAATATACCGTGATTTGCGCCAGAAAGCAATACTTTTTCTGCTACTTTCTTTGATTCCGCATATTGTTGTGCACTGCGCACACGCTTTTTGCCTTCGCAAACCCAGGAGAATTGACAAGTCCGTCCCGTTTTCTGATACACCACAGAACAAACTGATTTTGGGAACTTCGGACTTTTTACGCGATTGATAGTTACGGCAGCAACTGCCAGTTTGCCATTAGTGGACTGATTCCCTGCTTCATAATAGATGTTATCAGCAAGGCATTTTAATTCGCGATTATTTGCTAGGTGTATATTTTGTGTTTTAATTTTACGAATTGCGGTCTTTTCTTTTTCCGCATCTTCTCGTATTTCTTGAATTACTTCTCCGACGCCGAGGGAATATTCCCTTGCATCTCTTTCGATAGCATTTTCAGCATATGAATTGATTCCATATAAACTATAAACTAATACTGTAAAAATCGAAAGAAACTTGAAAAACTTCTTATTTAAGGAAGTCATCTTATTTCCTAAAGGTTGTTAAACTTGAGAGGGTATTTACCAGTGACTCCCCACACTGGGTCGTAAACGACAAAATCCCCCGATGCTTTGCTGTCACCAGATCGGCACCGAGGGATTCATATAATTATTTATTGATTTGAAACCCTATGTTAACTCGTTCCACCGCTGTAATAGAACGGATGGTAGTTTTTTCTGTTTCGAGGAAAAACTACCAAAACCCAAGGAGATCACGCTGCTAGGCGCATCTCAAAGGCAACATTATCGTTTGCTGCATTTACGTTTTGCGGGCACTTTACCCAAGCAATCAGTCTACTCTCGCCTTCAACTCGCAGTCGAATCCTAAGTACGCCCCCATCATAGATACTGCCCGTTACTGACGCATCACGCAATCTCGTCTTGGGTTTTTATTTCGCTACGCTGGAAGATACCCTATCTCCCTTGTGCCACTTGACAGTATCTATGGTGGAGGCGAGGGGAGTTGCACCCCTGTCCTACGAAGCATTCAGTTTGTATCAACAACTGATAATCTATTTATACTATACTGATCTTTAAAAGTCAAGTATTTTATGCTTCCCAGGGAAGTTTTTTTCCTACTGAACCCCATTTTCCTATTGGGCAGGATGCTCGATTCAGTTTAGTTTTTGCTGGCATGAGGCAACCGCACTTCATACACAACCGTGCTTTGTAAAACTCGCATCCCTTGCAAATTGCCAACCTTTGCTCGGAAAGTTCGCTCATGCTGACCAGTAACCGTTTTCGAAGTAATCGCGAGTACGGATTAGTTCTTTTGTCCAGTCATCACGACGTTCGATGAAGACTTGAGGTTCGTCATCTTCGACAGCAACCAGAATAACCAACCAAGGAATAGGAATCCCAGTCCGTTCCTCATACATGATAGCATACGCTGCTGCCTGCATGAAGTAGGAGTGGATCTGCGATTTATATTTTGCCTTATTGGCAGTCTTGAAGTCGATAACTGCACGCTTGCCATTGTATTCAGCAATACAGTCTACACGACCTGCCATGCGAAGGTGATCGCTGTAGAGCGCAAGCTCCTGGCAGTGAATATCACCGATGGAATCCAGAACAGGTTTAAACTTCTTGAACATCTCAACGTCAAGTAGAGATGCCTTCGTAGTTGTATACGCTTCTTCTAGATCTTCGTTTTTGAGATATGCTTCAGTTAGCGAGTGAATCTTAGTTCCGCGAGTGGTCGCTTTCTTAGAAACCTTGTTCGCTTCTTCTTCGCCAACTCGTTTGCGCCAAGCAGTGATAGCATCACGAGAGAGAACAGACAGAACGGTGGTGGCAGAAGGATACGCAGCGCCAGAGGCATTTACGTAAACTCTACCACCATCTTCGTTCGTTACTGATTGGGCGAAATCTTCATATTCATAGATCGTTTTAAACATCATAATCCAATATACTATAAAATTACAGAAAAGTCAAGCCCCTAATTAAATTTTTCTTCGTATTCCATACGAGCAAGGATATATTCCTTAACAAGTTTAGAACGGACGATATCGTTAGCAGAAAACTCCACTGTCTTAAAAGAGGGCATCATGTCAGCAATCGCAATGAATTTTTGCAACCCAGACATATCGTTCTTTTTATATAGGTCAGTTTGACGGAAGTCTCCGCAGAAAATAATCTTGGAGTTTTTACCGATTCTCGTCATGATAGAGTTTAGTTCCATGTCAGTCATATTCTGACATTCGTCGACAATGATAATAGAATTATCAAGAGTTATACCACGCACGAACGAGGTGATTAGGAAATGAACGGTCTTTTGTTCCTGCAGGCGCTGGAATGGTTGAATATGGTTGATTAAATCTTCGCATATCTCAACGTAAGGTAAAGTATAGACCTCTGTTTTTTCCTTCTCGTCACCTGGAAGGTGTCCGATATCTCTTGATGGTACTGCCGAGCGAACCACAACTAAACGCTCGAAAACTGATTCTGGATCTAGAACTTCTTCTAGTGCTTTATACATTGAAATGAAAGTTTTACCTGTGCCTGCTACACCATGTAGAAGCATCGCAGTGGACTGTTGATCATAAAGGTCGAAAAATACTCTTTGGTTTTGTGTTTTTGGTTGAATACCTGTTAGATCTTCGTATTTGACTTTGCATAGTTTACTTTTTTCGATTGTTACCTTTGGTTCAGAATTCGAGACAATTTGTAAATTATTTTGTTTTCTTCTCGACATAACAGTCCTTATTTTATCTAGAGTTGATACGAAAAAGGCGACACCACACAAGGTGGAGTCGCCCTTATTTACCGAGGATATCGGTATCTGGAATTGGAATTGGAATCGTTCTTTTTTGTCTCATGCAAGTATTTATTAAATTGCGACGCTCCACCACTCTGGAACAGGACGATTTTTCCACTTTGCCATACTTTTTTTCGCACCGATATAATAGTTTCGGTAGGACTGAACCGAGTCGGGAACTTTGTATTCGTCGGGCATAGCAGGAGTCGGTTGAGTTTTATGACCAACAGGAATATTGACTGGTGGTTTGCGCAACCAGTAAACAAGACGTTCAGTGGAATGATGCTTGCCGTAACGGTGCGTGTATTCTAGTAGAAGTTCCTGAAACAAACACATCAACCAAGTATAGTTATTGTTGGATTGACGAACCCAAACAGCACTGGGATGATTGACATGCGATGCTTTGTAAAGATGCTGTTCGAGGTCAGGGTCGGGCAATCGCCAACGCTTAATTTTGCGACCAGAGGAAGCATCAATATATTCCTCGCCGTCTAGCATACGATGCGCAGTTGAAAGCAATTGCGCATACTCGAGAATCATCTTGACGACATGTTTGTCAACATGCATTTCGGCGCAGATCTTAGGATCTGGGTGTAGATAAAAGATATTCATAATATATTAGTTCTCAATTTTAAATGGGATCTCTTCAATAGACTTTCGGATGCACTTGATATGTTCTTTAGTCATATTCGAAATATACTCGGATTCTAGAGCAAAGTCAATACATTTTATCACATCAACTGGATCCATTTTCACCAAATCGTCGATTATTGCTCGTTGTTCAGTTTCGCCGAAAGCATTTACGCAAAAAAGAACAATATCAATATCCATATCTGAATACAACGGTATTCGGTATAACCGCTTCCCGAAGAACTTATCAGGGAATTTGAGTATCTCTGCCATGATATTATTTATTAAAAGACCTTCACATTATACATGCCTTGAAACATCTTAGCGTCTTTCTCGTCATTAACCATCGGAAATCCTTTAATGTTCAGACTAGTATTGAGTAGCATCGGACAACCCGACCACAGATACCATTCGTTCAAGAGATTCCAAAGATCAGGATGCTGTTCTTTTGTTACAGTCTGGACGCGAGAAGTCCCGTCTGCATGAACAATAGCAGGAAACTGATCAGGATATTTACATCTTGAAGTATATTGCATATACGGGGATGATTCAACTGGCATGTCAAAATATTCGCTTGCATGCTCTGCCATGATGACAGGCGCGAATGGTCTAAATTTTTGCCTTCGTTTGATTGCATTTACTCTATCCTTAATATCAGATCTTGTGGGATCTGCGAGCAAACTCCGATTACCCAACGCTCTGGGACCAAACTCCGCAGGTCCATTAGCAACACCAACTATACCTGATTTTCGCAGTTCTGTCAATAGATTTCCAATAGGATATGGTCCAGGAATATTTTCGCCGAGATATGGACCCTTCCAGTTTAGTTTCCTGCGATTATTAGCAGCGATTGCACCAAGACTGCTTCCTGCGTCTCCTGGGTTTGGCATAATCCACAAATTTGGGAAGTATTCTATGGCAATAGAATTTGCGCTGCAGTTTAATGCACATCCACCCATGATAACAAGGTTGCGCTGTTTCCAGTTTGTCAGGTTGCCTGTTCTTACAATCAAATCTCTGAAGAGAACTTCGTAAACCCACTGCGCAGATGCAGCAATATCATAATGATCTTGCTCAGTATTAAGTTCTGGTTTCCACCACTGACAACCGCGATGTAGATTTTCTTCATTGTAAAGATTCAATAATTCAAGACCGTATTTGTTTTTACCGTATGCCGCCATACCCATGAGGATATATTCGTCCTCGTTCGGTTTTAACCCAACACGCTGTGTCATTGCTGAATAAAAAAGACCGATGGACTTGGGATATTCCATCGACCAAACCTTCTTCATCTTCTCACCAGATGCATTCCATATAGTGGCAGTATCAAACTCACCAATCGCATCGATTACTAACACAGCAGCATCATCGAACGGTGAAGTATAGAATCCTGCCGCAGCGTGAGATTCATGGTGATATGCAAACTCTACGGGGATACCTTCCAGACCGAAGTGCTTCAGATACTGGCGAACGCTGAAACGAACTAGACCTTGACCTGCTAGAAATCTGCGCATTCCTCGAAGTTTAGGTTTCTCATACCAGTGTATTACTTCTGGTTTACCAAACTCTAATGCTGCGTTGATCAGGTCAGCATTTAGATGCTTGTCGTTTTTGATTCCGCTGTAACGCTCTGCATGAGAGGCGAATAAAATTTCGTCACCCTCCACTACGGTAAGAGCAGCATCATGCGCTGCGGCAGAGATTCCCCATTCAATCACTTATATAACCATTCAAGTTCTGGAAAGGTTTTCATGAAATCTGTATTTCGAACATTATCAAGTTTGGAATATTCTTCCATATGTTTTAAGTAATCTTCGCCGTCATAATCAAAGAAATCCATGTCTTTTTGATCAATTTTTCGCATTTCTTTGATTTTTTCTATTGAATTAATAATACTTTGTTTTTTATATGGATTAGAAGCATTCGGTATGACAGTATCCAAATACCATGTTTCAAACTCCTCTAACGACCGAATAACATATTCCCAGTGTTGCTGTGGAATATTCATTACATTCAAATGCTTTGGTGTTCGTATTAGATTGGTAAACAAGAAATATTCAAAGGTTGGATGATATTTGTTACTTTCCTGATATATACCTATAGAAAGAAATTCTTGAACCATTTCCTTTAATCTGTGCATATTTAAGGCACTCAATACAGGTGCAATACACAATTTATGCGTAGGATTATGTTCAGTGTTTATTTCCTCGAAGCAATCATGAATTTTTTTGAGATTCTGTGAAACACTATCCCATTTTGCGGGCCACCGTATATAATTAAATCTATCCCCGACTTCATCGATACTCGCCATTATTAACACTGATTTAAACTGTTTCCAGTACTCTAGAACATCTTTATCCTTATTCTTCAGCGTGCTACAATTTGTAGAATATACAAGATCAATTTCTTTTGCTCGATCTGCCTCTATAAGTTTATCAAGAGTATACCAGTGATATTTTGACAACATCGGTTCGCCTCCAGCAAAATAAATGTTATCAACGCTGTCCAAATTATCATCAATTAATTGATATGCTATCGTATCGTCAGTTGGTTCGATAAATTTCGGAGAAGTTGGAGGTATATTTAATTTTTGCATGAGATCATACCAACTAGAACTCAACGCATGACCGCAAGTAATGCATGCTTGGTTACAATGATTGGAGAATCTAAAATCAATATACTTCAATTTGTTCGTAGTCATTGATCCATCTTCAAGTAACTGACTCATGTAATAATCATAATTTGATTCGTATTGGGTGTTGCGCCACTTTCTTGAACTGGTATCGGAAAACTTTTCAGTGTCATAACAGAAAGAACATATTGGATTCTTTTCACCTGCTATCATTCTACGTCGAAATTCTTTATACTCTTCGCCATTCCAAATTTCTTCCCACGAAGAAACCATGTTTATATTTCCAAGTGGCGGTTTTGTCATGTCCCCCACGCAACAAGGCATAACATTTCCGTTAGGTGCCACGTATGTATGGAGCAATCCCAACATACAAAAAGAAGGATTTTCTTTGAGATTATAATCTTTAGTCATAGATAAATGGATCCAATTTTTTCAATTTCTCTAATCTCTTCTTTAATTTTCTTTTGCGAATTAATGCACGAAATAATTCTACTATCTTGTTAACCATCTATAACTCCCGTCGTGATTAATTCATCAAACATATGAT